CGGAAACTCCTGTATTGATTTGACTAACTTTTTAAACTTATCGTCTTTGATTAGTCTCGGGTTCTTTGGGTTAATTTTAACCTCGCTGATTTTTACTTTTTGTACTTTCATATTATGCTTCGTATGCTTGATAAATCTTTCTTAGGTTAAATACTATTTCTCTGAAGCATGAGGCGCATGAGCTTGGCTCTAAACGTACTTTCATTACTCGGGAATAGATTTCTCTTATTCGTGTTACTTCGATTGGTTTGAAGGTGTCCTTTTCGAGGATTCGTGTTTCCGTAAGCCAATTATATTCGTCTTCAGTTAGGCACTCAGGTTTGCGGTATGGAAACCATTCGTTTAGTTTCTGCTTGCGCTCTTCGCAGTTACAATCTTCTCCTAATACAAATTTAGCTACCTTAGCTATTCCTGTTGCTTCTAATACACTTTCTACTGTATCTCCTAAGCCTTGAGCTTTTCTTGGTGTTCGTGTTTTTGCCATTTTAGTTATATTAAATCAAAATCTTCGTTTGTAAAATCTTGGTAGTCCTCGCCTACTTCTTCTTTCAATCGTTCCTTGCAGTTCTTTAGCGTGTTAAAAATAGACGTAAGTGAGATGCCTGAGTCTTTAGCAATGTCTCTCATGGATGCGTTGCCTTCCTTGTAAACTTTAAACAGCATTGAATCGTACCAATGCCAATTATCCATCTCCTCATGTATCCTGATATGTAGCCTTTCAAGTGCTTCGTGTTTATCTAGCTTGCAATCTTCATCTGCAACTCCTCTTACTTCGTCTAATGATAGAAACTGAACGCTGCCTGTTTTGTTTATTTCGAATGCCCTGTTGCGTAACATCATCCACATTAAAGCAATGTTTGGTCGTCCGTCTTTTAGTATCTTCTCCTCGTAGTTATATTTGACTATTCTCAGGTAAACATCCTGTACAACGTCCTCAGCGAGTTCTTGCTCTCCAAATGAACGGACTATCTTTACCCATTCTTTGTGATGGTCTGCTAATATTTTTAGTGCATCCATTGGTTAAATTCTAAACAAATATAAGACTATATTTTAATCATGCAATAAAATTAAAAAAGCCACCGGTTAAAGTGGCTCTAAATTGTTTAAGTAAATCTCTCTGCTGACGTAGTTATCTATCTTGTGTAAGGTTGATAAGGTTACGTCTTTGCCTTGTAAAAAGTTGTTTAACTGAAACTGATGCATCTTTAGTCCTTTGGATTTTATATCTTGGACTATTTGGTTTCGTGTTTTCACAAGCAGGATTCTACAAAGCTGCTTTCGGAGTGTTAAATCGTCAATGTACATATCAGAAAGGTAAGTCATCGTCCATACTATCTCCGATTGGTGCACGTTCAACAGGCGCTACATACGGCTCGCTGAATGCTGCTGAGAAGTAACTTCCGTTCTTACCTTGCTTAACCCAAAGAGCTACCTCCATTTCTTTGCCGTTTACATTTACCTTTCCTTTGTAGTCAGGTTGTTTCTCATTCGTCTTTTTGTCATTCTTAAAGATTGCTCCTGTGTTTGTTTTGTTTTCCATTATATTGGGTTTATATGTTACTGATTAATGCAATTACTAAAGTAATGCTGATTACTGTTACTAGTATCATTGTACCTATTGCTGCGTAGTATTCTCGTTCTTCGTTTCGCTTCTTGTTTTCGTATTTCTTAACTTGTGGCTTTACTACGGTTTCAACAATATGCTGCGCCTTGCGCTTGTATTCTTTTTCGTTTATTTTCATTCGTCTTCGTTTACGATTTCTAAACTACCATCAAAATGGTATCCCGTTAGTCTTATCAGCCTTTCAAGGTGATAAACCAAATCTTCAAGCTCCACATCCTCGTGTTCGAACTCATAGCTCGCTTTGTGTCCGTAGTGGGTTATTTCTATTTTCATTGTTCTTGTTGTTTAAAGGTTTAAAAAAGCCTTTTTCTCGGAAGGCTAACCTATCTCCCTACGATGAGAACCGACACTTACCCGGCAGGCTACGTTCCGCACGTCTACGGCATATTTCTTTACATTTCGTGTTAAGATATGTGGCAATTTCTACCCCTTATACTTGTCCATGTTGCTCAACTCAATTAACGCTGCCTTTTGGTTTTGCTTCATTGCTTCCCGGTAGCCTTCACTGAAGCTCTTAACTTTTTCAAGGCTTATCTCTTTACGGATGCGCTCTAAATACAACGTGAAGTCCATAGCTTCTTCCTGAGCGTGGTTTATCCAATCAAAGATAGTCAGGTCTTCTCGGTCTAATGTTACTCCGTATTTTCGTATGCCTGTTGCAGAGCGTTCAGCGTACTTAGCCATCACGGATAAAACTACTTGGTCTTTTACTTCTTGGTTCATAGCATTTCGATTAAGGCATTGTAATACAATCGGCAGTCTTCTATGCGAGCTTTGATTTGTTCGATTACTTGTTCGTCTTTTTGTACATAAAAAACTTTAACTCTGCGGTTTTTTGGTATGTGTGAAAACTGATGCTTACTCTCAACCTCCTCACGCAATTCTAAATCCTCATCAATCTTGTGCAGTTTCCAATGCGCACGTCTAATCTCGTCCTCTACCATTTCGATAGGTGTGTCAACAAGGCAGTAACAAAGCATTGATTGTTGTTTCCCGGTCAACCACATATATCCCTGAAGTTGGTAAAAGTAGTCCTTATTAGGAATTTCGGTGTCAAAAAACGGAAAGGTAGTAGCATCCCATGAGCTTTTTACGTCAAGCAATACATCTTCCGTGTTTACGTCAGGTGTTCCCTTGATATAATCGTTCTCAAAATACTCCTCATTCTTGTAGATAAATTTGACATCTAAGACATCGTTTACAAGTGAGATAGATAAATCCTCAACTGCGTTGCCTTTGTCAGTGTAACGGCTTGAAAACTCCTTTCTGATGCCGTATTTCTCTTGCAGCACAAGTTCGTGGATGTAAGTCTTTGCCGTTTGGCTAAGTAGTTCGCTTTTAGAGCGAGGTGTTGCCATTATTTTACCAATGGCAGAACACCGAATCTTGAGAGTTTTCATAGTGCGTTGAGCATATCGGTTTGACCTTCAGTTAATGCAAACGATGATTCGAGCTTTTCACGGGTATACTCACCTTTAGCAATGGCTTGTACTGCTGCGCTGAAACGCTTTTGGTCAATGGCAGGTAGTTTCTTCTCAGTTTTAACTTGCTCACCTGATGCGTCCGTGTCTTTGTCAGTTACTAAACCAAGTGCAGAGCTGAGTGCATATCTGCGGTAATACGTTACACCTGAACCAAACGATTGAAAATCATTCATACCCTTAAGCTGAACGTAATGGATAGCAACAAGGCTTTCTAAGCTCTCTCCTGACTCAACATGGAATACCATAGTAGCAATGTAATTAACATCGTCTTTGGTTTGTAGGGTTTGAGTGAAGCCAAGTCCGTGTTTTTTTAGTAGCGGATTGATTACCTCAAAGATTTTCGGCAGGTCTGCGTAAGAGTACCCGTAACCTTGTGTTGCCTTGTGAATGACAGGCACTTCTTGTTGGAACGATGCCAACGATTTAAATAAATTCTTCATAGCGTAAAAATTAATTGTTTAGACAAAGATATATATAAATATCAATAGTTGATACTTTTATCTAAAAAAATTTCTTTTAATTCTGCATCTTTATCGTAATAAGCCATCAATTCAATGTCATTTACTGAGTTTTCTCTTGGTTTGCGTCCTCCTATTCGTAATTTACCATTAATCAACTCTACTTTTCCGTAAATGATACCATCAAAGCAATCCCAAATAACTACAGGGTTCGTCTTTTTATCTACTAGCTTTACTAATTTACGGCACGCTATTGGCAATGGATAGGCCTCAGATATGTTTTTGTTGCGTCCTTTTACCTCAGCAAATGCAATCAGTTGTCCGTCTTTGTGTAGTGAATAGTCTACATCGTTTTCGCCTAACTTGACATACGTTAAGCCAAACCTATCGCAGAAAAATTGGATACATTTTGTCTCCCGGTCTAAATCATATTTTGTTTCGAATCTCATTGTATTTTTGTTTGTAGGTTTTGATTATTTCTTGCAGTTCGTCTTTGGTAAATTTCCGTGTTAGTCTAGCTCTAGCCTCAAGTTCGTCGAACCTTTCCTGTCCGATTTTCAAACATAGGTTTGTTCGATATTCCAACAAGTTGCCTGATAAGAAACTATTGCACCTCTCGCATTGAACATGAACATTATCCTCATCAAAGCGCACGTTCCAATGGTTGTTAGCGTTGAAAAAATGACCTGCGTTAACTTTCTTTGGTGTTTGCTTACATGAGATACATAGTTCGTTTTTATCTCTCTCCCTAATGTATTTGTTGAATACCATTTGAGCTGCCTTTACAATGTCTTGAACGGTTTCTAAATCAGCTTTCATTCGTGTTTTAGTCTGCTTCCATTGCTTCTCTTTAGCTTCAGCTACAAAAGCACGGACACACTCTTCTTTCATGCAATATTTATGTAAAAAACGGATAGGCTCAAACTTATCCTTGCAGTTCTTGCACCTCATCAGTCAAGTTCAATTACTTCTTCAATCCATTGGCGAAACAAAATCTGCAATTGAATCTGCTCGTCAAATATCTTACCTGCGTTCTCTCCGTCTATTCGTAGAATGTCTCGGTCTACACGCTCAATTTCTTCTACAAGTATGTTTGCCTTACGCTTTAAGGATTGCTTAAATACATACTGATTGTTTAAATCCTCAATGAAGTCTGCCAACACAGGCAGGAAGGCGGTCAATGCTACTAGTTTTTTTGTCTTTGTCATAACTCGTTTTCTATTTTATTGTACTTGATTTGGTTTTCTAATTCGTGTATTATTCGTGTTTGCTCCATGTTTCGGTTAGCGAGAATTGTATTTTCTCGGCTTATCGCTACTGTGTGTTCGTATAGGTTTGTAAGGAAGCTAATAGCTTCTAATAGCTCCTCTTCGCTTTGCTCTGCGCCTTTAATGTAGTCCGTTGCTTCAGGTCTTGTTTTTAGTATTTGCTCCCTAGCGTTTTGGATTCGTTTTTTTATACTCCAAAGGTTCGCTCCTGTCTTTATTTTTTGTAGTCCGATGTCCATAGTTTAAATTTAAAGTCCACAATATCCTGAATCGCAATCGTTGAAGTCATCGTCAAATAAGTCCAACTGCAATTTATGGTTTTTAATCTTTTCATAAGTTATTCCGCTTTTAAAAGTGCATCCGTTTTTTTGTTCCATCCGCACAAACCAATCAAACTGCTTTTGGTCTCTTTGGCTCATATGCTTTAAGAATATCTCGGAGCGGTGAAAACATCCGACACAATTGTTTTTGTAAGCAAAGCGCACAGGTTTATCTTGCCAATAATTCTCAACCGTGTCTTTAAATATGCCATCTTCAATTAGCGGAAAGCGTGTCATTCTATACGGCAGTTCTTTCCATTTGTTACGTCCGTTTTTATGTCCTACTTTAAACTTAAAATTTTCTACTCCGTCAACTGCTCGCTCAATCATTGTTTTGGCACGGCTCATTTCATTGGCTCTAAATCCTATTCTCATTTCTACAGGCAGCTCCGTGTTTTCGTAGCACCATTGAGCAATAGGTTTTACTTTCATATCCGTAGTGCAAAATCGTGTCATTTGATTAGGTAGGTAATTTGTGCCGTTAGCCATCTTATAAGATGCTATTACCTCATCGAATGTTTTATCGCTTAACCAAATAATCTCTTGCCCGATGTACTGCTCTAAATTAAGCATTGTATAAATGATTGTGTCCTCTTCAAGTGTACCTATGAACTCCTTGCCTATTCTATCGCTTACAATTTGACGAACCTTAGCATCAGGAAATAAAACTTTGATGTCATCAGTTCTAACTAATGAAAACACGTTGTAGTCAGCAGGGTAATTCGCTGCTATGTAGCTTGAAGTTTTACCTCCGCTTAGTGAGTTAACTGTCTTCATTTTAGAAAGGTGTTTGGTTTGCTAAATTACGGAGTTTCTCCGATGTTGATAATATTCCGTCTTTTGGTAATGCCATTTGCTTTTCAGTTGGGCGAAATGGTGTTAAAGGGTCTACTCCGTTTA